CTCGAAGCGGTTCTGGCTGGAGTCAAAGCCCGGAACGACATCGCCCTTGTCTTCGAACACGAGCCCGCCTTTGGAGCCCTTCGGATAGATGCCGTAGGCCGTGGAATCGCCCCAGCCGATCAGCCAGATCGATGCGTTGGACGAGCCGGTGCCGCCGCAATCGAACACGTTGACGGCGTTCTGCGCAGTGGTGGTGGAAACCGTGTTGAAGAACGGCGCCCAGCCGGTGAACTGTTCCGGCGTGGTCAAGGAATTGCCGTAGGCCAGCGTCGAGGACTGCTGCTGCGACAGGCCCTCCATGTGGGCCACGTCTTCCTTCTCGCGCTGCACGCTCTCCTGGCCGCCGAGCTTGCACAGCTCCTTGTCGACCTGGGAATAGTCGCGCAGCAGCGACATGCCGAACTCGATCTGCGCGGCATTGGACTTGGTGTAGGGCGTGCCCTGGTAGTAGCGGATGTAGGTGCCCTTCGGCAGCGAGGTCCGCACGGTGGTGACGTGGGTGGTGAGACCGTTGGCCTCCACCATCGGCATGTCGTCGACCATTTCGTTGCACTGGGAGAGCAGTTCCGCCATGTCGGCGATTTTGCCGTCGGGGTCCATGCGGCGCCCGATATCGGCAAGGGTAAGAAATGCCATGAGTTCGACTCCAGTCAGTCACGCCGGCCCGCTTTCAAAACGGGAGTGGTGGCGTGATCGAGAAGTCGCGTCAGCCCGCGTAGCCGCGCGGGATTGGGATAGAAGTTAGGCGGGCGCCTGGCCGTTCATGCTCGGATACCAGCCGCGATTGCCCGGGCCCTTCTGGGGCTTGGGCGCCTGCGGATTGGCCGGCACGATGCCGTCTTCGAACACGTTCAAGGCTTTGCCGATGTTGTGCAGTAGCTTCACATGGAGTTTGAAATTACCCATGCCGTTGTTGCGCATGTGGGCCATGTACTCGGCCACTTCGCCAGCAGGGAGATATTCTTCGACAACCGCCTTGGCGAGAGACAGCGAGGTCTCCAGCCGGTTGCCGCCGAGCTCCGGATCGTTGCGGAGTTCGGTCTTCCATGTGTCGTTGAGCGTGTCCCATGTCTTGCGCTGTTCGGCGCGGGCCATCTCGACGTCGCTTTTGCGCTCGGCGATGTAGAGATCGACCAGGCTCTGCGCCACATCCTGCGGGATCTGGGCCTTGCCTGCGATCTCGGTGAACTTATTAAGTTCCTTGTCGTCGAGTTTCAATCCATCGGGCAGTTTGAACGCGTCGTACTTGATCGGAGCCGGGGGCGCATCGGCCGTGGCATCCTTGGTGTCCGGGTCGGGCTTTGCGTCCTTGTCCTTGGCGGCATCGTCCTTCGGCTTGTCACCGTCAGTCTTTGCATCCTTGGCATCGGGCTTGGCATCGGCCGGGGCCGGATCGTTTTTCTTTGCTTCAGCGCCGGCTTCCGGCTTTGCAGCCGCAGCGTCGCCATCGGGTTTCGGTTTGCCAGCGGCTGCTTCCAGCAGCGACGGCTCGGATTTTGGTTCGGGTGCGCCATCGGAAGCCGCAGGTGCAGCCGCGGCTGGCGCGTCGACCGGCGCAACGGGGACCGCTGCGGTGGCTGCGGGTGAGGAAGCCGCGGCCTCGGTCACAGCCGCGGCTGCACCATCACTTGACCCGGCTGCGACGCCATCGGGCGTGTAGAGCGGGCGAAACTTCTGCATGAAATCGCGATAGAACATTTATACCTCGTCGGTCGAATCTAGCGGGACCACTTTGAAGCCGCGCAACCATAATTTCATTAGAACGTCTTCGGCCCAATTGGTTGCGATGTCTTCCTGCACGTGAAAGGGACAACTCCCGCCGATCTCGATCAGCGCCTCGCGCGCGCCATTACCCTCGCAGCGCTCAATTCTCACTACCGGCAGCGTGATGATCTCTGCGCTCACGGCTTCTTTTCCTTCTTCGGCAGCGGCGGCCCGCCGGGATAACCCGCTGGTGGCGGCAATGGCGCGACCAGCATCGAGACATCGACCGGGCCTTCGCGTTCCTCGCGGTTCTTGCGCTCGGTGCGGCGCACTTCGGAAAGCCGCTTTTCTTCTTCCTGCTGCTCGGTGATCATCTTCATGTAGAGATCGGTCGAGGCCGTCATCGCCAGCAATAGTACCCGTTTGCCCACATTCTCTTCGCCGAGATGAAACGCGGTGACGTCAGGCTGGCCCGGCGCGAACGGGGTGTTGTTGATGTGGCAGGAATCCAGGAAGCGATAGAGCCAGTCCCTGCCCTTCTTGTCGCGCATCACGCCACGCATCACGTCGAGATCGGCGCGTTCGCGGCGCGCGGCGTCGCGCTTGGCGTTGGCTTCGGCGGCCGGATCGGTGGCGTCGAAGGTCTCGTGCGGAAGATCGTCAACCATTATGGCTGCTGCTGCGGAAGTATTAGCTTCGGCTTCGCCAGCACCATCTCCGACCAAGCCTTAAACACCTTGATCATCCGGTAGTCGTTGCCGAAGTTGGTCACGTCAAGCCAATCGAACAGCCCCGGCAGGTTAAAACTCTCCGACAGCATCCGGTTCAATTCGATCAATAGCGGCGCGATCCGCTGCTTGATCTCGGGCAACTCATCGCCGAAATAGCGCAGCGAATGCGCCATCGCGCCACGATCCGGGATCGCCGCCAACGCCTCGCGCATCTTGCCGCGCAAGGCTGGCGGCACCCCATCCATCAGCGCCTTGCGGAACGCAGCGTCGACGGCGCTGTCGACGAAGACGACGCCGTTCTCGCGCTTGACGTGGAAGGGGAGCGGTTTCATTTCTTGGCGACTCGGCGGCCACGCTTTTTACCGGCACGTAGCGCAGCACGCATCGCTTTATTACCGTCGACCATGCGCCACGTTGGCTGCGGAAGGCGCGACATGATCTTTGCCGCGTAGTCGGCAATCGTGAGAGTATCGCCAATCTTGTTCTCAAGCTTATGGCTGCGCCACGCAAACCGGATCGAGGCGATCGCGCCATCAATCGCTTCGCGCTGCGCCTCGATCATGGGAAGTACGGCCTTCAGCCGCTGTAATCCCTCTAACGCCTTGCGCGCGCTGTCTCGCTCGGAGCGTAATGTCTTTATAGCTGCCTTCTTCATAGCCAATCCTCATCGTCCGCCGGCCGGCTAAGCCCTTGCGCGACAGTCAGGGGGAAGCGATGAAGCTTCGCCGGGGACGATGAAGTCCGAGGTTTGTTTTCATCGCGCTGATAAGCCTGCGTAGCCGCACAGGCGTTTTGATCTAGGAAAGTTGGAACGTGCCGTTGAATGCGCGATCCTTGATCGCTTGCGGCGTGAGACCGCGGCGCCACGCACGATAGACATCGACATAACCAAACTCATTGACGAGTTCGCGATAGGCCCGGGGCATCGTATCGACAGCATTCATCACCGGACCAGCGACGCGCTCGGTATATTCCGGCGATGCGATATCGACGGCCTTGGCCGTGAAGCCCGGCACGTTGGAATTATTCAAGCAGCGCATCAATGCCTCGTCTCATATCCTGGCGGCAGGATCAGCGACGGCGCCTGGCGCACCGCGTTCTTGACGGCGGCGCGGCGCATCGCGTGCAGCTTGCGCGCGAGATCATCCAAGGTAGACGCCATCTGCGACCACCACAGATCGCCGCGGTGGCAGGTAGCGAGTTGCCGACAACCGCCGGCGGCCTGTTCGACGCCAGCGGCTCGCCGCGCAATTCGGCGGTTTGGTTTTGCTGCATCACGAGGCCCAACCCCGCATACTGCACGCAGATACGCCGCGCCTGGTCCATCCGTGTCATGAAGCCGCGCCAGTAGTCGGCCTTCAAGGGTTCGTGGCGGATCAGATGCGCGCAGGCGTCGGAGGTCATGCGAAGCCCTTCAATCACGCGCTCGTAGGATTCCTTCTCCAGCATCAGCGTGCCCTGACGAATGGGATCGCCGCTGGCGTCGGTCTCGATGAATTGTTCTGGGGCAGCGGCGGGCTTGCCGTCCATGTCGAGGATTTCGTCGGTCATTTCAGCGCCTCGTCGATCATCGCCCTAATAGAACTTGCCATTAACTCCGGCGTAAGGCTGATTTGGGCCGCTTTGAGCGTTTCGATGTCGATTACGTTCTTTGCGCTCATCACCAGCGCTTCGGTCGGTTCGCGCACTTCCTTTAAAACCGCACGCACCAGATCATAGTGATCGTGTGCAGTGATGCTCATGTATTGTT